CACCTTCGACAAGTATGAATCAGCGGAGCCTTGGCAGCGGACTATTAAAACAACTGCACAGCAGTTTCTAAAAGACCAGGAAAACAACTGGTTCTTCATTGGTGGTCAGTCTGGTGCAGGAAAAACACACATCTGCACAGCCATTGCCGTCTATTACATCAAACACGGCAAAGAAGTCAAATATATGCTGTGGCGTGATGAAATCACAAAAATCAAGGCAGTGGTCAACGAAGTTGATCAGTATAGTCAGCTAATGACGGCACTGAAAGAAACAGATGTGCTTTACATTGATGATCTGTTCAAAAGCGGCAAGGGTGAAGATGGAAAGCCCAAACCGCCAACATCGGCAGACATCAATGCTGCCTTTGAAATTATCAATTACAGATATAACAATCCGAAGCTTGTGACAATCATCAGCAGTGAAAGAACGCTTGTTGAACTGAATGACATTGATGAAGCTATTGCCGGACGTATTGCCGAAAAATCAAAAGCAGGTGGTTATTGTATCAATCTAAAGAAGGACAAGTCAAGAAATTGGCGTTTGAAAGGATTGGGTGAGCTATGAAGAAGCCGAATGCATTTCTTTTGAAGGTAGCAGAGCAACAGCGCCAGACCAACAGGGCGCTGATTGCACATGCGATAGATAGGGACTGGAAGGTCTGGACTATTGTCTTGAATAGAAGCCTAGGCCTTGGCCGTAAACGCTTGAAGCAGCTTGAATTGGAAGCCAAGGCAGTTTATGACGAATATATTGGCGATCTGGATTGTGATACTGAATATGCTGATGAAAAGCTTGACAGGGCTGTCAAACAGATCATGAAGGAAATCTGAAAGGGTGTGCGCTATGGACACAAACGAAGCAAAAGCGTATTTGCGACAAATCAAGCTTTATGACATCCACATCAACAACAAGCTTGATGAAATGAACGAGCTTCGCAATCTGACAACAAAGGTCACAACCACACTGAAGCCTGATGTTGTGTCGAACAGCGGAAGCCAAGACAAGCTTGGAAACATGGTGGCGAAGATGGTTGACCTTGAAAGTGAAATCAACATGTCGATTGATGAATACATCGACAAAAAGAAAGAGATTTCAAGCTTGATAGATCAGATAGATAATCCAGAACAGCTTGCCGTTCTGTACAAGCGTTATTTTAGATATGAACAATGGGAACAGATTGCCTGTGAATTACACATGACATATAGAAACGTGTGTTACATACACGGCAGAGCGCTTCAGGCAGTGGCGGAATTGTTGAAAGGGAGAAGTGACAATGGAATTTCTTGAAGATTATATTGTTTCGTGGGATTTTTCTGACGTTGATGTGCCAGTGGTCAAAATATCAAGGATGAGAAGCGAGAAACGGCATATTGTTCTTGATGTGCTTGGTTGTTCCTATAATAAAAGCGGTGTTGTTTCACTAAGACAGATTATTAATGAATGGGAGAAAACACATGAGAAAGGGATCGACAATGAAAGTTAATTCCCCATGCTTTCACTGCGAAGATCGCACGATGAATTGCCATTCAACTTGTGAGCAGTACAAAAAATTTAAAGCTGAAATGAACAAACGTAATGAGGAGCTTTACGAAAAAAACCGAAAAGAGAAAGCTGCGATGGAATATCACCTTGATTCGATTCGGAGAGCAAAGCAACTGTACACCAAAGGTGGAAAAGACTTAAAAGGGGGATAATAATGAGGTTGATTGATGCTGATGCTGCGGAAAAATATTGGAAAGAAGTGCTTAGAGTTAAATACTATGAGGAAGAATATGCAAGAGGATTTAAGGCGGGGCTGTTAGCTGTTATTGAATTACCTGCAATTGATGCCGAGCCTGTGAAGCATGGACGGTGGGAGCCGATACTTGATGGTGTTTGGAATCTTCCTATGCCTGTTTTAAGTGGATATCGTTGTTCTGAGTGTGGCAGAATCGAAAATGAAAAAGAACCGTATTGTAACTGCGGTGCAAAGATGGATTTGGAAGGAGAATGAAAATGATTGGATTTATCAGCAAAAAGAAACTTCTGAAAAAGATGGATGAACTTCTGGAAAGTGGCAAACAGGAAAACAATGGTGCAAAATATCCACCTGGTGGTGAAAATGACGAGCGTTGGAATCTCATAACAAGGGGATATGAGGATGGGCATTGTAATTTCTACAATGCATTGTACAGTGAATTCTTTGAACACCACTGATTGCGGCTCAAAAAATGGATTTGGATGGTGATTTGTGACGGAACCAATATATTACAGAAAGCTGACAAGGGCAGAAGCAACTGTGAATGGTTGCGAATATTGTGCCGATTACAAAAGAAAGGGTGCGGCAAGGTGGTGTGATCACGATTGTTGCCCATATGATGAAATTGCTGCAAAAGGTTCTTACAGTGCATATTTGAAGAAGTACAGAAGCGGCACTGGCTTATATGCGAATTATAAAAGAAAGAAAAAGGAAATGGTGGAAACCACATAAAGGTTTTCACATAATTTCATAGAATTTCAGTGTTTTGAAGTTGTATAATGTATAATAGAAAAACAGCAAACAAAACACTTCCCAAGCCTGACTGGTCAATTCTCCCCAGTTGGGCTTTTTATTTTGTGTGAAAGAAGGTGATGGTTGTGGCAGAAAAGAAAATGACACCAAAACAGCAACGGTTTTGTGACGAATATCTGATTGACCTGAATGCTACACAGGCCGCAATCAGAGCCGGATATTCAGAGAAGACGGCAAAGGAGCAAGGTTCAAGACTGTTGACGAATGTTAACGTGAAGCTTTATATCGAAAACCGCATGGAAGAAAAGGAAAAGAGCCTGATTGCTGACCAGGATGAAGTCATGAAATACTTGACAGCGGTTATGCGAAGGGAATTGAAAGAATCCGTTGTTGTAACACTTCAAAACAAAACCGAAAAATGGGTGCAAGACGAAGATACTGGAAAGCTGAAGAAGCAGACTATCACAGAAGAAAGCCCTGCTGTTGTAGATATTCCGGCAAGGCTTACGGATGCAAACAAAGCTGCTGAACTGATCGGCAAAAGATATGCGATGTTCAAGGAAAGTGTGACGATAGATGTCAAACCTGTTGTGATAGGTGGTGATGATAAGCTTGAAGATTAATGTGCTTGGAACTGAATACACTGTTAATTATTATAATTATGATGAATTGCCAATATTTGAAGAACGCTCGATTGACGGCTATCAGGATGATTTTTTAAAAGAAATAGCAATTGTAAATATAAAAACATATCCTGGTTTTGAAAATGAAACGGATGAATATTGCAAGCTACATGAGCGCCATACATTGCGACATGAGATAGTGCATGCATTTCTTACAGAAAGCGGTCTTTCGGATTCTTCTGCGCAACTTGCTGTGCCTTGGTCGAAGAATGAGGAAATGGTTGATTGGATAGCAATACAATTTCCGAAAATCATGAAAGTTTTTGAAGAAGCTGATTGCTTATGAAACAAGCAGAAGCGGTTCAAATCAACCTTCCTGAAGTTGTTGGCAAAGGCTATGGAACCTTCTGGCGGTTCAAAGGGCGCTATCGTGCAGTAAAAGGCAGTCGAGCTTCCAAGAAATCAAAAACAACTGCATTGTGGTTTATTGTGAACATGATGAAATATCCGGCAGCAAACACACTGGTTGTCAGAAAGACATTCAGAACGCTGAAGGATAGTTGTTTCACAGAACTGAAATGGGCTGTGCATAGGTTGCAGGTTGATGCATGGTGGGAGTTTAAAGAAAGCCCTTTGGAAGCCACATACACACCAACAGGGCAAAAGATTTATTTCCGTGGGTTAGATGATCCGCTGAAGGTAACGTCTATTACAGTTGATGCGGGCGTTTTGTGTTGGGCATGGCTTGAAGAAGCATATGAAGTCATGAAAGAAGATGATTTCAACATCCTGGACGAATCCATTCGTGGTGAAGTGCCAGAAGGTCTGTTCAAACAGTGGACAATCACATTCAATCCCTGGAATGAACATCACTGGCTGAAGAAACGCTTCTTTGATCATCCAGACGATGAAACACTTGCACTGACAACGAATTACATGTGCAACGAATGGCTTGATGCTGCCGACATTAAGGTCTTTGATGACATGAAGAAGCGCAATCCAAGGCGCTATGCCGTTGCAGGTCTTGGCGGTTGGGGCATTGTGGATGGCCTTGTTTATGAGAATTGGAAAGAAGAAGCCTTCGACATTGACAAAGTAAGAAGCAAACCAGGCATCGTTTCTGCCTTTGGTCTTGACTTCGGATATACAAACGATCCATCAACGCTTTTCTGCGGTCTGCTTGACCAGAAGGAAAAGCGTTTGTTTGTTTTTGATGAAATGTATGAAAAAGGGCTGTCAAACAAAAGGATTGCCGAAACAGTCAAAGACATGGGTTATGGCAAAGAGCGAATCACAGCGGATTCTGCTGAACCGAAGTCCATTGATGAATTGAAAACGCTTGGCCTTCGTGTGAAGGGTGCAATGAAGGGCAAGGACAGCATCAAGAACGGCATTCAGTGGATTCAAGACCTGGAAATCATAATTCATCCAAAGTGTGTGAATTTCCTGACTGAAATAAGCAATTACACATGGGATCAAGACAAGTTTGGCACAAAGCTGAATGTGCCAATTGATGATTTCAACCACCTAATGGATGCCATGCGCTATGCGCTTGAAAAATATATCACTGGCAGCAAGTGGATGATGTAAAGAAGGTGAAGGAATGAAGAAAGAAATCAAAGTGATAGTCAAAGACAAAATTGCCATTGCTGAGAAAAACGCCATGTATATATGCGGCAATAGTGATTTTGTCATCAACTTTGAATTTGACAGCGAATGGGACGAATTCAGCACAAAAACAGCAAGGTTTGTTTTTGGCGGCAGACACATTGATGTTATCTTCCAGGGCAATCAATGTGCTGTGCCGATAATCACAAACACATATAACTTTAAAGTTGGCGTATTTGCCGGAAACCTACGGACAACCACATCTGCATATATCAGCGCAATGAAATCAGTGTTATGTGATAGTGGAAGCCCGGCGCAGCCATCAAATGATGTCTACAATCAATTAATGGAAATGTTGAACGATCTTGTTTCCAGAATAGAAAAGCTTGAACAGGGCGGCATAATTGTGCCGGACACCACAAGCGCAATACTTGGCACAGCAAGATTGGACAGCATGGTTCTTGCATAACAAAGGGGAAAGGGATGATATTATATGGCCTACGAAAAACAGAACTTTGAAAAGGGGCAAGTGCTTACAGCGGAACAGTTGAACAACATTGAATTGGGCATTGTTGCCAATGAAAACGCTATTGCTGAAAAGCAACCGAAGGGTAATTATGCTACTGAGGATTTTGTTACTCAGAAGGTGGCAGAAGCGCAACTCGGCGGTAGTAGCGGCAATAGCCCCAAAGTTGTTGATTTGTGCCTTTTTGCGGGACAATCCAACATGGGCGGTAGAGGCGTTGCATCAGCAGCTACCGTATGTCCTCCGGGACACGGCTATGAGTTTAGGGCTATGACCGATCCCACTAAGTTGTATGACATTATCGAGCCGTTTGGCAAGAACGAAAATAACTCTGAAAGCGGTGTGACCGAATCTGCTAAGAGCGGTTCGTTGGTGTCGGCTTATGCTGAGAATTATTACTCAGTAATGAAAGTGCCCATTGTCGGTGTTTCTTGTTCTAAGGGCGGCACAAGCCTTGAGTTCTGGAACGTGGACGGGAAACCCTTTGCCGATATGATGAACCGCTTCACGCTGGCTTTTAACTGGCTGAATGACAACGGCTACACCGTACGTCATAAGTTTATGGTTTGGCTTCAAGGCGAAACTGATGCGGGCTTGTTCCGCACCAAAGAAGAGTATATGGCTGACTTGACCACCATCTTCAATAAGATGAAGGCGGGCGGTCTTGAAAAATGCGTCATTGTTCGACTTGGCAACGCCGCAAGTAATCCCTCAAGACACGTTGAGATTATCGCCGCACAGACCGAACTGACACAGACTAATGACGATTTCATTATGGGTTCTACCAAACTCGCAACGATGCAGAACATGATGAAGGACGAATATCACTTCAACCAGACGGCTCTTAATATTGTCGGCAAAGAATCTGGGCTTAATACTGCGTTCTACTTCAACAACCATATTAAGCCTTATATGGATGACTTCTACTACAACACGATTTACTTCCCCTACAATATTAAGGTCGGTGGTAGTGATGTTGAAGTGGACTCCACACTCAAGGTTGAAGGCATGGCC